TTTTGGAATGCACCACTTGATTGTGAGAACCATGCAGAAATGGCAGTCAAAACTGCTATCGAATGTGCCGAAGAAACAGATAAAATCAAAGCAGAATTTAAAGAAAAAGGTCTACCTGATATCAACATAGGTTCAGGTGTTAATACTGGCACTTGTATTGTAGGTAATATGGGTAGTGAAATGCGACTAGATTATTCTGTAATTGGTGACGCAGTAAATCTAGCAGCAAGATTAGAAGCACAAACTAGAAACTACAAAGACAAGAATGGTAAAGTTACACCTCTATTATACCCTTCATTTACATACGAAAAACTAAAGAATATCAAGTCAGTTGAAGTAGATAAAATCAAAGTAAAAGGTAAAGAAGAATTAATTACTATCTATAAACCAATATAAATAGTAGCATGGCAAAGACAGTATTTGATAAGATACTTGATACAACAACTGGTCCTAAATCGTATGATTGGTACAAAAAAGAAGTAGCAAAAATTACGACACCTGGGGCGAGAAGTTTAATTAATCAAGGTAAGGCAACTATCAGACCTAAATATGGTGTTATGAATTTGTTTGGTTATGACCCTAAATTAAAAGCAAGTTTACCGTACTATGATAGATTCCCTCTTATCTTTCCGTTAGAACCTGCAAAAGGTGGTTTCTATGGTATCAACTTTCATTATTTGAGACCAGGTGCAAGAGTAGCATTTTTAAGACAACTACAAAGATATGCTAGTGATAAAAGATTTGACAAGAAAACTAGATTTAATATAGGTGAATTATCAGGAACATATTTTAAAAAGACGATAAAACATTATTTGTTTTCACAAGTGAGAACAAGTTTTTTAAACATAACAGCAGATGAGATGGCGATTGCAATATTCTTACCTGTTGCAAGATTTATAAAAGGGAGTCCATACTAATGGCAATATTTAAGTTAGGTAAAAGAATCGGACCATTTGATATAAGTGGTGGACTTTCAAGAGGTGATTTAAAATCGTCAGCATATCATAAGACAGACAAAGACCCTAGGTTCAAACAAAAAGCAAATACAGAAAATACTATTGGTCGTTTTAGAGCGTCTATGGGTAGAGCAGATGGTTTTGCAAGACCGAGTAGATATACAATCAGATTATTCCCACCTGCTAATTTAAGAAAACTAACACAAACAGTTGATTTCAATAATGTGCCACCAGGCGTAAGAGCAAGATATGCTCAACCAAGTGGTAAAGATATTTCAGCACTAACAAACACAATCGGTGAAGCATTAATATTACATTGTGATAGTGTGCAAATGCCAGGGCATGACTTAGAAGTTGAACAACATGAGATATATGGACCACCATATAACATAGTAAAAGGTCATAGTTATTCAGGCACAATATCAGCAAGTTTCTATGCAGATAAATTTTTAAGAGAAAGACAATACTTAGAATTTTGGCAAAGAATGTGTGTCAACTGGGATACAAACAAAGCAGGTTACTTAGATGATTATGCTGGTAAAATGCAAATCATACAATTAGGTTCTGATAATTTAAGAGATATGCCAACATATGCAATTGAAGCAGTAGATGTATTTCCTGAAACACTAGCACCGATAGAATATGGTTATGGCAATAGTAATCAAATAGTAAAAATTAATGTAGGGTTTCAATATAGAAAATGGTATAACCTTGCATTGAAACCAGGTAACTATCAGTTCGGTGCAGCAGAACAGAAAGCACCTGAAGTAAAAGGTGGTCCTAAAGGACCATTGGGTGCATTACCACCTGAACTACAAAGAATAGGTAGAGGTGCAATTAATCAAGCAAAAACACAATTACCTACAGGAAAGATTTTTGGCGGGAGAGTATTCCCACCGTTTATATAATAACACATAATTTTATATTATAAAGGAGATAAATTATGGCATTACCAAAACTGAACACTCCATCTTATGAGTTGGAAGTACCAAGCACAGATGAGAAAATACAATATCGTCCGTTCTTGGTCAAAGAAGAAAAGATACTACTCATAGCATTAGAGAGTGGTAAAAATGAGGATATCATTCGTGCTATGAAAGAGATAGTAACTGAATGTACATTTAATAAGTTAGACATAGCAAGTTTACCTATGTTTGATGTTGAATATATATTTTTGAATATTCGTGCTAAGTCAGTAGGCGAAGTTTCAAAACTGAAAATAAAATGTCCTGATGACGATAAGACAATGGCAAACGTTGAAGTTGATTTAAACGAAGTTAAGGTTGAGATTGGCGAAGGGCATACAAATAAAATAGAACTAGAAGAAGGTATGGGTATTATTATGCAATATCCTACTATTGATAGTTTTGCTAAATTAGGTTTGCAAAAAATTAAAGCAGAAAATATGACTGAAATTATTGCAACATCTATACTACAAATATATGAAAACAATGGTGAAAAGGTTTATAATGCAAAAGACCAAACAAAACAAGAGTTGACAGACTTTATTGAATCAATGAATACTGCTCAATTCAAACAGGTTCAGAAATTTTTTGATACAATGCCTAGATTAAAAAAGGTAATCAAAGTGATGAACCCTAAAACAAAAGTGGAGAGTGATGTCACGCTGGCAGGACTAAACGATTTTTTCGCATAGCCCTTTCACATGACACTTTAGAGAATTATTTTCAAGTTAATTTTTCTCTAATGCAACACCATAATTATTCGCTAAGTGACTTAGAGAATATGTTACCATGGGAAAGGGATATATATGTTGATATGCTTATTCAACATTTAAAAGAAGAAAAAAGAAAAGCGCAGGAGAGGGCACAGAAAAGAAATGGCTGAACAGACTAAAAAAGTAAACTTAGAACTAGAGATAGATACAAACATGGTGGACTCTAGTAAGAATAGATATCAAGGTTTGATAGACCTTGCTAAAGCAGTAGACCAATGGAGAATATTTCCTAGATTATTCTTATCAGTTTACATATATTTACTATATAAAGTAACGATATGGTTTATGAATTTAGCAGACCCAACTATGGCACAATCTGGACTAGTATCAATTGTAGTTGGTGCTGGAGCAGCATGGTTTGGTTTATATGCAGGAACAAGTAAAGGAAAACAAAAGTAAATGGCAAGTTACGGTGCACCAGATTTTTATAAAGGACCTGAAGTAGATCCTGAAAAGTTTTCAGGTATACCAGGCGTTGGAAATACTAAATCAGCGTCTGAGTTATCTGGTAATCGTTATGAAGATATGGGTTCTCCTTTTGGAAGTGAAACCGAGATTTTAGAAGAAATAGCATATGACATAAAATCAGTAGCAATAAACACTTTAGAAACTGTTGAGTTGTTAAGAAGTATGCAACCTTCTGCTACTGCTATAAGAGATAGTGCGATTAGTGGTGAAGATAGAGACCCGATACCAGGTGCAGGAGATGATGAAGAAGGAAGACCTAACACTTTTGCTGGGTTAGCAGACGCAGCAAATACTGATTTTGGTAAATTATTAATTGGTGCAGGTTTATTATTAGCGATTACAAAGTTTCAAGATAAACTAATACCAATGTTGACAAAAACATTAGAGGGATTAAGAAACACTTTTAGAAATACAAAAGAATTTATAGAATACACAAAAGAGGACGCTAAAGGGGCAATCACAGGACCTGGTACAGTTATAGGGGCACTAAAAGCATTTAAAATTGATTTAGTAAAAACAATTAAAAATTCTACCTTCTTCAAATATATTTCAAGTGGTTTTGGTTTATTGGATGCAGGTGCAGACGCACCAGCAGGTGCTCAAAAGGTAGGTTTATTAACAAGATTATTGGCAACGTTTAAACCTTTAATTGATTTATCTAAAAAAGAACAAGATGAAAAATTTAAAAAAGAAGAAAAGAAAATAAAAGAATTAGAGAGTTTACTCACACAGCCACAAAAACCATTAAGAAGAAAAAAAGTAGTAGTCACTAAAGTTAAGGCTGTATCAAAACCTAAAGTAGTATTAACTGAACCTAAACCAGTAGAAGAGGTTAAGGAAGAAGTTATTATACCAAAATCAAAAACTAGTGTAGATGTTGTTGTTGATGAATTAGATAAACAACAAATAAAAGAAGTAACAGGTTTAGATGTTCACGAAAAAGAAATTAAAAATTTTAAAGACTTAT